TTGAGGCCACGTGACTTGGAGAATCATGTTCCGGCGAGCAATGTCACCACCCGCTTTGGCGATCCATATAGATATATCATCGCCAAAATGGACATCTTGTGGATACTGAAGTCGTACGTATTGGTGCGTGAACTGTGCCACGACCATTTCTAGTACTTTGTGAGATTTTAGTAAGGAGAGTTAAACTTTAGACCACCAATTCCACTCTCAATTTTGAGAATGTTATAGGACAAAGCCCATACAGAAGCACCGTTGGACAAGTTCTGGTACTGAAGACGGGAAAAGTTGATGGTTCCGTTCGGTTCTGGGGACTCGGGGTCTATTTCAAAGGGAATCACAGAGAGGTTCCGAACAGGCAAGACGGTGTGTGTCTGGAACGGGGCCATGACCCCGAGCCCAGTGACCGTACCTACGTCAGGCGTGATGATCTCTTCGTTCCCTGTGATGGTCAGGGACACGGCCCCATCGAGGTTCGAGTACTGGTACACGTTCGCAGCGGTCGGTGTTCCCGTCACGATGAGCTCTTTCACCGGTCCAAGGATCTGAAGATCTGCAAAGCTTTCTAGAGTGACGTGTTGGTTTTGGATGTACTTGATTTCGGCCCACGTTGGTTTGGGGACTTCTGGGGGCAAAATCTTATAGTCCGCGATGATGGATGCTTGGAGTGCTGGATTCACCGGGTACGGGTCGTACCGAATAGCGTTTGTTGGAGTCGTCGTCTGTGAAGGGTCATTCGTGAATATATACACGAACCGAGGACCGTTAGCAAAGATTGAGGGAACATTTCCTGCAAAGGAAATGGGGGCGTTTTTCCCTGAAGTATAGTAATTGTATGCGGCGGACGTCGAGAGATTCTTGGTTGTATTAATCTGAATGATGGATGTTTGAGACAACGTATTTGCGGATGCATAAATTGTAGATCCGACGGCTTGAAGGTTTCGGATCGAGCCGAGCACTGGAAGGACCCCTGAATAATTTCCAGTGAATACGCCTAAAGAGTACGTTAATATCTTTGAATTGTCGAGTAAAAAGTAAACGGTCTGACCTACGAGAGTTCCTTGTGTAATTTGCGTCCCATACGCACCATAACTTATAGGTACCCAATCTGTTAAAAAGTTTCCGTTTAAATTGAACTGGTAAAATGTCCCAGGTGTGTTTGTAATCGCAATGAGTTGCGCCCCCGTGGACAAGATTTGATACACAGACGAAACGCTTGAACTGACGTTTGCCGTAAAATCAAAGGATGTGTAACTAGATGCCAACAGAAACGGCGCGGTCGTATCGTACCGAACAAAAAAGACATTCGACTGGGCCAAATTACTTTGGGCATAGTACAAGTACCGAAAGTCACAAACCATGGAACCCGTTGGAGGTCCCGCATTCGCAGAAGTTGTGGGGAGGTAATTATTCAATATGAAAGACGATGAGTTTCCCTGAACAAGTTCACTGAGAAGACCAGTGAACACAGATCCATCCACAAGTTGTATAAATAAATAGTTTCCAAGAGCAACAAATTTGGAAAATCGAGACGTGCTCCCGGAAAAAGCTGTAAAGACACTATACGCCCCGGGCGAATCTATGTTTTGGGTTGTATCGTACGCCAAAATTGTTCCACTAAACGTCAGAATCAAAATGTACTGCTGATACGAAAGGGTCGTACTCACATTGAACGTGTTTCCACCCAAAAGGTTTTTAGAAACGTTATAGGTCAGGTATGAATATGTGTCGAAAAAGTTTCCAGAACCAGGGTTGAGATTGTTCGAAAGGTTCCGGTACTCTTCAAAATCTATTTCTATACTGATTTGTTGCCGTGTCAAGGCACATAGGGGGATAGATTCACATCCGAGAGGTAAAGACACGTAGTACTCTCGGGCAGCAACGGATTGTGTAAAGTCTAGAGTCCCGTTCATGAGTTTGAGAATAGCTTTATTTTCATAGGGAATTGTGAGGTCGTTTATAAGTTCAAGGTACTCGCCCGTGTATCTCTTGATGACTTGGCGACCCAAGAGAATACGAGCCTCCTTGATGAGTTTGTGTGCGACCGAATCATCGTATCCTGAAAGAGACGGTGGAAGGAACCCCTGAACCCACCCGCCTTGTGACAGGGTCCACTGAGACGTAAGCGCACCATTCACAAAGGTAAACGAAGGTCCTTGGAGATAATCAAACCCCCAAAATGCGGCGTCCCGGGCGTTTGCAAAGGTTATGGACGGGTACACGACGGATCGAAAAACAAACTTGCTTTGAAGAGAGTCGTATGTGACGATGATACTATTCTCTATGAAACTAGATGTATTTGAATCTAAAACTTGGCTCACGAGAGTAAATGTGTTCCCTGTAGATGTTGCAACAGTGTATGTACTTCCAACGACAAGAGTTCCAGTTGTTTTAGTCACTAAAATTGTCTGCCCGGGAACCAGTGATGCGTTCGGTACAGAAATTTGACCTCCGGTTTGTGTATACGTCAAATTCACAAGGATCTGCGCCCATAAATCTAAATTATTGGTCGAATAGTACCCTACGATGGGTGCAGGTTGAATTCCGATGGACGAGACGACTCCGTTATATGAAACACCCGCAAGTTTTGTAGAACACACGAATGAATTTGCGGTAGGAATGCTCGATATCGTATAGACCCCGTCCAAATTGAAAATTGAATACGCAGTTCCTGACAAGATGACGTTTGAACCGACTGAGAAAAAGTGGCTTCCGTCCGTATTTGCAGTAAGATTGGCTCCATCAGCCGTGACGTACGTCAGATTTTTTTGAACGAGTAAAGCCCCTGAAAAAGAGGTTGAAGTGCTCGGGTACACATACGTTCCTGCTTGGGGTGGATAAATAGCCGGTAAATTTACTCTCAAGAATGCGCTTGTCAACACGTCTCCATACGTGGAAGGAATGGTACATTCGCTTGTCGTTCCGAAGTTAGCCTGTTGGTTGTCAAAAGGAATCTCAAAGGACTCGGTGAGTGGGGAATCTTGAGGCTCGTAATTTGATTTGAAATATGTCATGGACGGGTTCACAGTGAATGGGTTCGGAGCACCAAGTATAATTTGAGCAGACTGTGACATGCTCCTCTGTTAGTACTCAAGGAATGAATTTTGAGTTTCCTCCGCTAATCTGTAACGTCGAGTACCCAAAGTAGTACAGGTACATCGTGTATCCCTGAGCAATCTGAGGGGCCAGAGCGGGATCGAACGTAATGTCCAGATGGGACGTCTGAGAATCGTAATCTGCAAAGTTTATGTATTTCATGTTGTCGTAATTCTTGGGACGTTCGCCGAAACAGTACATGTATATGTTCTTCGTAGGAACCGAGAGTCCGTGCTGAAGGGGCTGACGGTAGCTATAGTAAAGCGCCCCTGGGAAGTTTGACAGAATGTTTTTGTTATTCAGGTAAATTATAGCACTCTGAATAGCGTCCAAAAACTTGATCGTGACTCCGTTGAAAAAGGTCACGGGAACGGCCGCCGGGAGGTAATCTGTCGTGTACCCATAATTGTACCTTTGTTTGTAATAAGTCGGTCCCGGCGTCTCGTACAAGTTGTTCCGAATAAACCAGGTAATCATGGACACTGGGAATTTTGCACTAAAATTCAAACGAACTCGGCCGTTCGAGTATTCCTGGACAGCCTCTTTCCATACCCGACAGACGCGGTACGAAATAGGGGTGGTCATGTAGTATACACGTTCAGCGTCTGAGAGGGTAATTTCTTGTAAAAGAACTCGAGGGTTTATGAGATCTATAGGGTTCCCATTCACGTCATAAGGAGCGGCCGTGATCCATGCGGCTGTGTTGAACGTGAATCGAACAGTGATGGTCTGTCTCCGGAGGGCACACAGGGGAAAGTACGGCTTTTCGTTCCGTTGAGCGTCTGTCCGGTTGTGTGAGTGTCGGCGACAGAAGAAGAAATCAAGGGGAACAAGCATGTTGACCTGGGACGTTGCTGGGACGGTGTTTGCCTCGGATTGACCGAGACTGGTCGCTTGGTACATGGCCAACTTTTCGTCCGCGTCCAAAAAGAGTTGGTCCCGAATAACGTACCAATCATCCTCTATGGACTCGATGACTTCCCCGTTCAAGAGAAACTCGGCCTTCTGAATCATGGCTCGGCCCACAAGGGGTCCGTAATCGTACCCTGTAGGCAAGGCTGGCAGGGCGACCGAAAGGTACATGTTTGTCAAAAGGTCAGCAGATTCCCGGGGTTTGATATCAATTGAATAACTTACAGTTGGATCAAGGAAGAGTTTTGTACTTTTCTGAAGAGGGTTGAGCATACGGTGAGACTGAACAAACGGAGAGTGTTGCCTGAGTTCGGGAACCCAATGAGACTCGCCGCCAAACATGTACTTTTCTTGAGGTCCCAGAGCGGCAAGGGCCGTCATGGCGCCTCCAGCCGCCCCTCGGGACTGACCGGCGATGGGCTGAGGCGGAGGCGGTTTTGGAATCTCGACATACGGGTCCATTACTGAAAATGTCCTATATTTGTTTCTTTCTAAAAAATAGATATGACGGAGCGTCTCCTCTTTGCAGACTCCCAGAACAGAGACGTGACCCTGTACCCTGACGGAAACTCGTACGTCTTACACCTGACTCGTCCTTTACGTAACGTCGAGAGAGTCGACCTGGTCTCGGCCCGAGTTCCAAACACGATGTACAACCTGACGGACGGCTCGAACGTTCTGACCATCAACGGTACAAGCAACGTCAGCCTGAACCAAGGCTTCTATTCGGCATACACGCTAGCAGCGGCTGTCACGGCTGCAACATCCAACGTCCCAGCTCTAAACTACTTGGTGTCTGAGGGTCACTACCTGTTCACAAACCCATCCTCATTTTCAATCAAAATTCGTTCGAGTGAACTCGCCTTGATGCTTGGGATGGTTGCCGGTGTTGACTTGGTGGCGGCTCTTGCACCAATCACAGACCCTACGTATTCGGCCCTGTACGTTATACGGAGTTCGACCCTCGTGGACTTTTCCCTGAACGACTACATCTTTCTGGATGTGGATGAATTGAAAACACCGTTTCATGTAGACACTGGAGCCATACAGGGAACGACTGGAACAATTTCAGGATCAAATGCGAACAGGGCCTTTGCGCCCGTCATCATGGACGTGGGGTCGGCCTGTATCAAGAATTTTCACGAAAACAAAGATTACAGAGTCAGTGTTGACTACCCTGAGCCCATCAATTCTTTACAGAGACTGACAGTCCGGTGGATAGACCGGGACGGGAACTTGTTGAACTTTCGGGGCTGGAACACGAACGCCTTTGTCCTGCGTGTGTATCTGCGCCCCGACCCACGGCCGACGCTTCCTCCGCCCGAGCCGCTTGAGCAGATTGAGATTAAACGAATCGTGGAGGCGATGAAAGTCATGCCGCCTCCACCACCCGAGCCAAAGAGGCGTTTTCACTGGTGGATTATAGTTTTAGTTTTGATTGGGGCTATTGTAGCCTTTAAGACCCTGAAAGGGTCTGAAGTCTCGAGCTCCGTCCCTGGGGGTGTTAAAATGATTCCCCGAGTAGCTTCTTAACGAGTCACGGCGAACAGTGGCTGGCCTGGCTCCTTGATCTCCACGTTTGTGATGAATTTCTTGGCAATCATGAACACGATGATGGACAGGAGGGTGGTCAGCAGGGCCGCAATGGTGTAGCCCTTGATGCCCGAGCCGCTCTTCACGTACTTCTGAACGAAGGCCTGGACGACGGCGAACCACGCCAGCGCGGACGCGAAGGAAAAGCCGTTCAGGAGGGAGTTGACACCCTGGGACTCAACGGACGTCGCAAGACTCATAACAGTGGAGGCCATTTGTACTATATATAAACAAAAAATATTTCAGAGGGGTCCCAAGGTTTCACGGTGGACTGGTCAAACTCTTCTGTAATACTCGAACCCTTCTGGAGGCCCTCAAAGGCCTCTGGGGGGTCGTCCTCCTCGTACTCCTCTTCTTGAAGGATGTTCGAGTACCTTGTTTCTTCGATTTCTTCGTCTTCGTCCTCCACGACCCAATACTTCATTCCCTACCAAAAAACGAATTTTTGTCAACGGCGTCTTTCAACGCGCGTTCAGTTGGGTTTGCTGGGTTCCATTCACTCCACGTCAAAGCACATTCGTTCATTTTTAGGGCCATGTCGTCCTCGGTGCCGTCGTACCGGGTCCACGGCTCATCGTCCCCCTCGGAATCGGACTCGGACGAGTCGCTCTGCGACTCGGACTCCTCCTCATAAATCTCAGGGTACAAGGTTCCTACATGCTTCCCTGCGACATTTCGAGCTGCGTACATGAGACCATATGACATATCCTCGGCTGTAATGGTGGTCCGCTTACACGCCTTACAGTAGTGTGCAGCAAGTACAGTTGCCGACTCCAAGACGGGTAAAAACAAATCAATTGCTGCATTCTCAATCTGGGTCGTGTCCATGTCACCTTGACCAGTTTTCATTTAGTTTGAAAGCGACCCGAAACTTTAAGGCGCCGCGCCCCAGGACACCTCCTATTTTGTTTCAAAATTGCAGGAAGGAGATGTCTCTGGCGCTCCGAAAGTTCGACCCGTCCAAGATGGCTGATGACAAGGTCTGTGTTTTTATAGGGAAGCGTGGAACGGGCAAGTCAACTCTTGTTACAGACATTTTGTGGCACAAAAAACACTTGCCGGCTGGTATCGCCATGTCAGGGACGGAGGAGGGGAATGGGTACTATAAGCAGTTTATCCCGGACCTATTCGTGTTTGGGGACTATAATCGAGACGCCCTTGAGAAACTCATAGAGCGTCAAAAGAAGCTCTTGGCCGTGGGAAAGTGTAGCCCCGTCTTTGTGCTTATGGATGATTGCATGTATGACCGGGCATTCATGAGAGACGTGGCGATCCGCCAACTCTTTATGAACGGACGCCACTGGAAGATCTTCTTCATGATGACGACACAGTACTGTATGGACATGACCCCTATGATTCGAACCAATGTGGACTACGTGTTTGCGCTCCGAGACAATGTCCGACAGAACCGCGAGAACCTGTACAAGGCGTTCTTCGGTGTCTTTCCAAATTTCGATCAGTTTTGTCAGGTGATGGATGCGTGTACCGAAAACTACGAATGTTTAGTCCTAGACAATACGTCCAAGTCGAACCGCATCACAGATTGTGTCTTTTGGTACAAGGCGCCCATTAGGCGCAACTTCCGGGTCGGATCCCCGGCGTTTTGGCAGTATCACCAGAGGCACTACAACCCACGAGCAGCGCAGAGACCGGCCCAACCCGAACCGCACGTCAAACGGAGAGGTGGATCTGTGAATGTCGTCAAGCGCGCTTGAGACCCTTTTGTATTTTCCTTTAAAATTCCAGAAGGATGATGACCTATGATCCAGACGCGAGTACTCTCATAAGTGAAATTCCAACCCATCAGGAAGTACCTTTGAATGAGGAAATTGCAAGAGAAGCCCTCAAGAGAACTCCAGATGACGGGGCCAAGACAGTTCCGACCGGGCTTTTGAGGCTGGAAAAAAAGGTTGACGAATCTCAAATGGCTGACTTTTCCACACCAATTGAGGAGCTTATGCAGAACGAGGTCCAGGGTCCCCCGTCTATGATGGGACCGTCAGCTGCAGTTCAGCGTCGGTCGGCGTCCGAAGAGCCCCAGGAACGCAAGAAAAAGGGGGCGTCGGGTAACCCATTTGGTCTTACGGATGAGCAGTTCCAGGCGGCTCTGGCGGGCGTCGCCTCCGTGGTCGCCTTTTCCAAGCCGGTTCAGTCCCGTCTCCGTACCATGGTCCCCAAGTTTGTGGGCGAGTCCGGGGACGTCTCGCTCACAGGCCTGGCCGTGACGGCACTCATCGCCGCTCTCGTGTTTTACATTATTAAGAAGTATCTGGTGGACAAAAACTGAGTCGCGCAAGCGACTCAGTGCCCCGCAGGGAGTCAAAAGGCTGGGAACGAGAGAAACCTATGGTTTCTCGGTTCCCGCCCCATCTTTCACCACGTCCCCACAGTACTTGCGTTCCCCGTCCAACTTGTACAGACCGTTTTGAACGCAAAGTTGTTTGAGAGCTTCGAAATTTTTCCAAAAATGTGTAGTATGATCGTACTCCGGTACAGACATATGTGCCAACTCGTGAATGAGTACGTACATTGCCGAGTTTACATCGTCTCCATCTAGACAGATGTAAATTTCGTATCCCTTGTTCACGTTTGAACCTATGGGCCCCTTGGACTTGTCCCATCCACGCATACCTGTGAGGATAGAAGGCCTTAGGACCCCTTTCCACATGGGATCACCAGTCTGACGAAGCATATCCAGAGTGGCCCAGTACCTTTGTTTCAGTTCAGTCAACATTGGAGGTTCCTGGTAGAACCAGAACACCAAAAGTAAAAGGACACACAAGACACCTGCGATGACCGGCCAGATCATCTTACCTACTCTTACGGAAGACAAATTTTGAGTACAAATCGGAGATGAGGCCTGTAGGCTGGGGAAGCATAGGTTCCCACATGACCATGGTAAGTCCAAGAATTTCAAGGTCCTGAACCAGAACCGTAGCGTCCAAAACTGGCTCTTCGCGACCGCCGTCCGCATAGAACGGCCCGTCGACCAACCTGACATTGAGCCGCCGCCCACCCTGGAACAAATCAAACTCGTTCCCCAACGCGTCCTTGAAGTGTCCGTGTTGGTCTGCGAGTGCCTCGGCTCGGGCCTTTTCGGGCACGACCCCGATCAAGAGGCCGTTCGGGTTCAGGGAACACGCGATCGCTTTGATGGATGCCCTGTACGTTGCCGGGTCTTCGCAAATGTATTGGAGCGAAAAGTTGTAACAGATGGCGTCATACGGACCGGCAAAAGCCGCCTGAATAACGCTCCCTTTTCCTAGAAACCAGACGCCAAACTGCATGTCGTGGGCTCTTTGCTCCGCCTCGCGCAGAGACTCTTCGTCTGGGTCAATCGCAAACACGTGGACCCGAGCCGCCTTCCACTTGTGCCAGTCCCCGCCCCGGCCACACCCACAGTCGAGCACTTTCGTCCCAGGAAGAATCCAGCGTTGAATCAATTGACGTTTTGCATCATTGTGCATTTTGCGCATGTGCTCACTTGATTGCGCCATTTAGCTTAAAAAATAAGCGCACGTTTCTTTTAAATGGGTTCTCTTGAGCAAGACTACTTGACTGTTCCTGGCCAGCTGTTTGCGTGCATTTCGTTTGTGGGCCCCGATCTGCCTCAGAAGAATGAGAAGCTCGGTATGAAGATTCGCGGGTGTTTTGCAACTCGCGATGAGGCGGCCAGTCATGCCAAGCGCCTTCAGAAGGAGGATGCCCTCGTAGATATTTACGTCGTGGACATGTACAAGTGGCTGCTCGTGCCTCCAGACCGCGAGCAGATTGAGGATGTTCATTACCAGAACGAGAAGCTCGAGGAGATTATGACCAAGTACCGTGCCAACCAGAGCGCTGCCGCGGCGATGTTTGAAAAGCGCAAGCGTGATATGATCGCCCAGCCCCAGCCCGGCCCGTACCCGTACATCGACCCAGCCGACGAGAACTCCAAGTATTACACCAAGCCAGATGTTCCACCGATCCCTCACCCGGCCGAGTTTATTGAGGATCTGAAGAAGGAGTTCCCAGACAAGGATATGGCTGAGATTGTCAAGATGGCTGACGAGAAGGTGGCGAAGATTATGGAGGAGCGCAAGATGCCCGCCGTCCAGATTGAGAGCATTACAGAGGGGGACGAGGGGGACGAGTCTGCGGAGCAGACGGCCCCGACGCAGACTCCGACCGGGTCTCCCGGCGACGATGACGTGCCAGACCAGTCTGCGTAAAAAAACTTACTACATAACATGATGATGGACATAAAGTCCGTTCTTACAGCACTTCCCACGTGGCAATTTGTCCTCGTGGCAATTGCTGGAGCTATGACTATATTTACGAGTTTGTACCTTTTGAGGCACGGATATGTCACACCGATTGCCTCGGTACTTGCCGTTGCCTTTGTTTTGTATTTACTCATTTCTCGGATCGGAGCTTCAGTGAATTCAAGACCGCCACCACCCGACGAGTCCCCTTCACAGTATGATGTTTTTCGTCAAATGGAACCAGCCAATCAAACTCTTGTAAATCCCTGGATGGGGATATTACAGGAGGATGTATATGAGAACCGTACAGGTCCTATAGGCAATTTTGTTGGAAATGATGATTATGTGAAAAACGCACCTCTGTACCTCATTTCATAGGGTTTACGATAATAGGTCTCATGTTCATAATAAGTACACCAATAACAATACCAATCAAAATAAGAGCAACTTGATTATCTTTGAGCGAATCAAAGACGTTCTGTTGACGCGCCGGTGGTTCGAACGCGGGAACAAAACGTCTGGGCGGTGGGTCATCAAAGTCTTGTTGAGGAGTCCATGCGCGCCGCGGCTCAGGCTCGGGTGGCGGCGGGACGTTTCTTGACGACGGCTCTGCGCTTTGAGACAGGAACGGCAGGTTCTCCATCACTGTCCGACTCACTACTCTCACTTTTATCTGGTACAACAAATCCGTCTAAATTTCCATCTTCATCCGCGTCAGATTCATCATCTTCCTCGTCCTCATCAGTATCGATATCCTCTGAAGAATCATCGGGATCTTCCGTGTCGTAGTCCTCAGGGGCATAGTCGTCCTCGACCTGTTCAACAGGCTCATAACGTACAGGGGGCTTGGAAACGCGGCCCGAGCGGGTGCGGACAGCTCCTTCGGAGCTGGACTCGGGCACGGTCTCGAGGGCAGCAGCGGCAGCAGCGAGGGTTTCAAGGTTGTCTGGGGCGGGCTCGGCGTGAATCTGCTGAGCAGATTCACTGCCCGTGGCTCCTGACCGGTCCCGGGTCGCGCGTGTCGGCATATTCTGGGTACTCCATGAGTGATTCGTTTAAGTAACGTGGGAAGAAGTAAAGTCCCTGTTCAATCGCATTTTGATTCAAAATAAGTTCACCCTCGTACCCGAGCTGAAACGCAATCTCAGCGAGCTTTTCTTGAATCTCAGAGTCGTCTGCGCGCCTGAGTCCGAGTCCTAGATCCTTGATATTCTCTGTCGCCATATACAAGGCTTCTGCTGCATCATCGACCCGTGTCGAAGCCAACTGTACAAACGTGTTGAGATTGACCAGAAACCTTTGCCAATTTGTTGGATCCAGACCCGAATATGGATGGACCATCTTTTCGTACTTTTTGAACCGCGACTGAGGGCCCATCGGGAAAAATATCCATAAGAAAACTAGAAGAAGGACTACCCACAATAGCAACATCTTCAAGCTTCTCTACTATAGAAGGTGGAAGAATATGTTCGGTCCCTTTGAACTCGGCACAGTCCTCATCAAAGCACCTTTGAGAAATGCGTCTTGAACATATCTGAAACCATACATGGTTTGACTTGTGTTCCTTTCGAATTCTTTCACAAAATTTAGAGTCGGTCTGAGCATACCACCCATTGTGTTCACCACGCTGAACCTTCTTGATATGAGACCGACTTTGACCCTCCATGTACTTTTGAACAAAGTCTTCGAGTGGGCCTGTGTCTCCTAAAACCTCCGACTGACGCGCCTCCTCTTCTGTCCTGACTGCAAACAGGGCAAGTGTGTCCACGTCAGGTATCTTGGAAAACTCACGTCCAACCAGAGACCGCCAAGGTACGTAAGGGTCGCCTGTGGGTTTCTTGTGTGACCACAACATTCGAAGACCAGACCCGCCATAGACTGATGCGTCTATAACCTTGTCCCAATCAAAGGGGAAATCGGTGGTCAAACTTGTGACTATTTTTGTTCTTAAATTCATGGCTTGGGTCCGGGATACGGTCAGGTTCGGCCAGTGTATGTGAACCCCAGACTTGATCAGACCTTCCCCTATAGAACGTGGTCTGGCCTTAGAAATGAGACATGGACTCGAGGTTTCCAGAGATTTGTGAATTATAGAACAAAATTGGAGAAGGTCTTCGTCGGTCAACTTCTCAGGAGCCTTATAGTCCAAGTCTACGAAAAACCTGAAACTTTCCGTCTTTTGTTCGACGACATACAATTTTGATCCTAAATTGATCGCTTCTATATACTCTCGGTAGAAGTCCTGAGTCTCTTCCGGGGGTACGCACAGTATTCCACCATCCATGAGGACATGGGTCCCTGGCCCGTGTGGTACGCGCCAGCGTTCTATGGACATATTAGTCTTAGAGCCACTTGTGGCTCTAAGCCGCCCTTGAACCTTGAGTCCTGGGGGTTCACTAATGTGAACCCTCCGTTTCTTCATCACTTGAAGAGTCCAAAAGCCATGACAAAATGTGTTTGTGTTTTTGGGCCACCGAAGCCTTTTCGGGCGCCTTGAGTTCCTCGACGATCGCCTCTTCCTTTTTCGTGAGTTCGACTGGAGGCTCCTCAGTCTTGGGGGGTTCCTCGGGAGGCTCTTCGGACTTGGGGGCCTCTGGCTGAACACTCGGACTCGCCTGCGGCTCATCCGAGTGGGTCATTTCCTCCACCTTTTGAATTTCATAACACAATTTCATCAAGGACATTTCACTTGCTAGTTTTGCCGCTTCCTTCTCAATCTTCTTCGGGTCCGTCACGTCCCCTCGAAGCTTGACAAGAATGATCGCTAGCTCGGTCTTTGAGCGAGTCATCTGAATTTTGAAAGGAAATTAAAAAACGAGGTTGGAACACAGTCCCTACTCCCTCAGATTGAACGGCGTCCAATGGGTCGTCTCGATCGCCTGAGTAAACTCGGGGTTCCCAAGGACGTGCTGACGTATCATGGGCCACAAGTTCGGACACTGGGCTATGCTGCCGAGCGTCTCAAACCGACACTCGTCATTTTCATCGTAATTCTTACGGAAAGGAACTTCGGCCCCTTCCATCTTCTTCTTCTCCTCAATAAACCTCTTGATAATGTGGCGGTGCTCAGTGGACGTCATGGGCAAGTTGAATACATAGACGTGGTAATGGTTCAGAACCTCGACGCCATCTTCGACGTCTCTCGGTTCCGGTGTGTTTGTCGTAAACTTAAAATAGGAGTAGGACCCCCTTTTTAAGTTTATGAGCCCGCGTGTTTCTTCTTCGAGTTCTCGAATCGCACAC